ATGCCTGACTTAACTGGTTTATCAGTATCAGATGTAGCAACAGCTACTAGTATCACACTAGCAGCAGACACTATTTCTGTAATAAACTACACAGGTGCAGCAGCTGCAACTTGTACTTTACCTGCAGCAACGCAAGGTACAGTAGTAGTTTATGCACAAGCAGTTGACACAACTGGTGGAACAAATACTTTAGTATTTGATGCAGCAGGGTCAGATGTTTGGGCAACTGGTTCAGTAATTGAATCGAGAGCTTCATCTGAAGTAACTTTTGATACTTCAGCAGCAGGTGAAACTAAATTAACTTTCACACCAGCTAACGCAACAACAAATTTGTTGACAGTTGGTGGACAGATTGCTTTCATTTGTTACGAAAAAGGTACGTGGCACATTGCTTCATCATTAGCTAGAGAAACAACTCAAGTTACTGGTGCGTTTGCATTTGCAGCGTAATAAATAATTTAGTGTGGGCCTTCGGGCCCATACTTAATTTAACGGAGAATAAAAAATTATGGCAACATCAGATCAACAGTTTTCATGTAGAACTTCTGACGGAAGATTTGGTAGAACAACAGACGCATCCAGTGGTTATATTGGACCAGCTAGAATAACTTATATTCAAGTTGAAGGCGTTGCAAACAGTAATATCAAACTTTATGATGGAACAGATAATTCAGGTACTCTAGTGTTCGAAGGTAATTGCGGAACTGAGGGGTTAGATATATATGTTCCTGGCAGTGGTATTAGGTGTAGAACTGGAATATACATAGATTTAACTAATACAACTTCTGTTACTATTGGTTATACTGGCTAAGGGAGGTTAAATGGCTAACACTACCTCTGGAACAGCGACGTTCGACAAAACTTTTTCTATTGATGAAATAATAGAAGAGGCTTTTGAACGTATTGGTTTAAATTCTGTAGCTGGTTATCAAATGAAGTCAGCCCGAAGATCTCTTAATATCTTATTTCAAGAATGGGGTAATAGAGGTATTCACTATTGGGAAATAGCAGAAACCAATATTGACATGATTGAAGGTCAAGCTGAGTATAAGTTTTTTAGAGCAAGTGGTGATGGAACATCCGCAACTACTACACCCACAAACGGTATCTATGGAATGTCCGATGTTCTTGAGGCACAATTAAGGTCTAATAGAACACAAACCACACAATCAGATTCGCCTATGACTAAAGTGGATAGGTCAACTTACGGAGGTTTTTCAAACAAACTTTCTAAAGGTACACCTAATCAATATTTTGTACAAAGATTCATAGATCACGTTAGTATCAATGTATATCCAACACCTGATTCAACAAATGCATCTAAAGATATGCATATATACTACATTAAAAGAATTCAAGACATCGGTGATTATACAAACGCAACGGATATACCGTTTAGATTTGTGCCTTGTATGGTATCAGGACTAGCATTTTATCTTGCACAAAAGTATCAACCACAAATGGTACAAGCTATGAAACTTTATTATGAAGATGAATTAGCAAGAGCTTTAGCAGAAGATGGTTCTGCTTCTAGCACACACATAACACCTAAAACTTATTACCCAGGAGCATAATGTCAAAGTACGCAACAGGTAAATACGCAAAAGCAATATCAGATAGATCTGGTTTAGAATTTCCATACAGAGAAATGGTTAGAGAATGGAATGGATCGTTTGTGCATGTATCTGAGTTTGAACCAAAACAACCACAATTAGAACCAAAACCAACTAGCGCTGATGGTATTGCATTAAGACATGTAAGAACTGCAAGAACAGAAAACGCAGTTCCTTACGCATTGCCAGAAAATGCTTTTGAAACTTATGAAGCAGGATCAAGAGTTATCAATGTTACAGCACCGGGACATGGTTTAACAAATGGAACAACGTATAGATTTAGAGGAGCACCTGCTTTAAATACAGGTGGAGGCGGAACATTTCAATATAACAATCCTGCAGACTTCGATGGTATTACAGGAGCAAACATTGCAAAAGCAGCGGGATATGCAATAACAACTGGAATATTTAGAGATGATGCAAGAGTAAGCACAGATTATGCAGTTGCTAATTTTTTTTATTTTACAGTTGATACAGATACTGCTACAAGTGGAAGTATTAAGGGAGGAGGAGTTGGCTGTTCCGTTGGACCAGTCACATTAAGCGCATGATAAAACATTTTGTAAATTGGATAAAAGCCTGGGTAGGTATTAAGGATGAGGAAATGGATCCTCATGCTGAATTATATTTAAAAGGAAAAGAATCAGATGTTCCTGTGTATAAAAACGAGGAAGCTGTTTCAAAAGGTCATTGTGATGAACACTCAAAGTACAAGCATCGTTGTCCTAAGTGTAAGGAGGCAATAGCATAATGGCTGGAATAAGTTATGATGATTTAGTTACAAATATTAGAAACTACACCGAAACAGATTCTAATGTTTTAAGTACAGCTGTTTTAGAAAATATTATCTTAAACTCTCAATATAGAATTATGAGAGATGTGCCCATTGATGCCGATAGAGTACAACAAACAGGAAATTTGGTTGTGGGACAGGAAACTATTAACGCTCCAGCGGGAGCTTTGTTTATTAGAGGTATACAAGTATATGATTCTACCTCTGCTACAACAGGTGCTAATGTTTGGTTAGAGAAAAAAGATGTAACATATTTACAGGAGTATGTCCCATCAACAGAATCAGCAAAAAGAGGCCAACCAAAATATTATGCCATGTATGGTGGAGCAACTGGTAATACAGATACGACATCAGGTCGTATATTTGTAGCTCCTGTTCCAGATCAAACATATTCATTTAGAGTGCATTTTAATAAAATGCCAGCAACTTTAGAATCTAGTAATCAAAGTAACTATATTAGCCTTAACTTTCCAAACGGGCTATTATATTGTTGTTTGTCTGAGACATATGGATATTTAAAAGGCCCAATAGACATGTTGACTTTATACGAAAATAAATATAAACAAGAAGTACAAAAGTTTGCTAACGAGCAAGTTGGTAGAAGACGAAGAGATGACTACACTGATGGCGCTGTTCGTATACCAGTTAACTCAGCAAACCCATAGGAGATAAATTATGGCAATTAGTTCAGCAATTTGTACAAGTTTCAAACAAGAAATTTTAGTTGGAACACATAATTTCACTGCATCAAGTGGTGATACTTTTAAAATAGCTTTATACACAAGTTCTGCATCTTTAGGTGCAGGCACAACTGCTTATTCAACTTCAAACGAAATTTCAAACACATCTGGATCTGCATATTCTGCAGGTGGTGCAACCTTAACAAGTGTTACACCAACAACTTCTGGAACTACAGCTTTCTGTGATTTTGCAGACGTTAGTTATACTTCAGCATCTTTTACAGCAAATGGTGCATTAATTTATAATGATTCACAATCTGACAAAGCTGTTGCCGTTATCGCTTTTGGTGGTGACAAAACAGTATCTAGCGGAACATTTACAATTCAATTTCCAACAGCAGACGCAAGCAACGCAATCATTCGTATAGCGTAAGGAGGGTCCAGTGCCCGACGTTACTTCAGGATGGGGCCGATTAACTTGGGGACAGGCTAATTGGAATAGTGCTACAACTTTAAAAACAGGTTGGGGCGCACAATCTTGGAGTGGTGAAGGTGGTTGGGGAGATCTTTCCGATCAAACAATTACACTTGATGGTCAATCTGCAACAACAAGTGTTGGATCTTTTTCTTTTGATTTAACTTCAAATGTTTCTCTTTCTGGTCAAGAAGCAACTGCAAGTGTTGGTGATCTTTCTGTACAAGTAGACTACACGAATATTCCTACTGGATTAGAATTAACATCTAGTGTTGGTTCACCTACACTAGGGTTTGCATATGAATTAAGTGGACAAGAAGCAACCGCGTCTCCTGGCTCCATCACCATGGGAGTCACATATCTTTTAGAGATGGTTGGTGCAAACCACTCTATGACAACAAGTGTTGGTTCTTTAACAGTTGATGGTGAAATGGGTGTACCATTAACAGGAGTACAATCAGATTTTGCAACACCAACTTTATCTTATACAGGGACTTTAGTTGGTTGGGGTAGAGATGAATGGGGTGCTTTAAGTTGGGGTGAATCTCCAAATCAAGTTATTAATTTAGTAGGTGTAGA